TTTCAAATTGTTGAGTCGGACATACTAAATATTTCGTCAATACACCATTGATGTAACGAGAAGTTCCAAGATCAACTAGAAAATATTGTTTCCCGTTTACTTGAATTTGATCTACCACATTTACATCTAACCCATTACCAATTTTCACTTTGTTCCCATCTCAGATTGTAGCATCAAATACTCAATGAAATTGTGAGCCATAATTTCACTATCAAAAAATCTTATATTAGACCAATGTAATTCAGCATTGAACGAGTGGACAAGTATAATTTCGTCATAAGAACTAACTTTGAATACCCAATCACCACGACGAACTGGATCCAAAGATACTATTTTTACCGTTTCTTTGGATCCAGATTTCATCATTCAGTCAATAATTGTTTTTCAACAATGACCGCATTGAGTTCAACTTCATCATTGATTTCAATTTTTTTGGCGCGCTTCTCTTCTGGAATGAAGGTCTCAAGTGCAACCCTGAGCATACCATTGAGCATAGAGGCATTTTTCACAATAACGGAATCCGCTAGGGTGAATGAGCGCTCAAACGACCGTTCAGCAATACCTTTGTAAAGATATTCGGTGGTCGGATCAGATTTCACTTCACCTTTGATGACGAGTTGTCCGTCTTTCATAGTAATATCAATGTCTGATTTACTAAATCCAGCACAAGCAATTTCTACTGTGTAATGAGATTCATCAATCTTTTTGACATTGTATGGCGGCCATCCAGCAACTTTCATAGTGCGTTCGCTGACCCTTTCGAGCTCATCAAACATACGATCAAATCCTACCCAAGAAGTAAGTTGTGGAATGTGTCCAGTATTGAAACGAAAAGTCATAATTTCTCCTTTATATTAAGCGAGAGTTGAATTACACCCGACCTCTATTGAGCGTCAGATGATTCGAGGATGATCCTCGAATACAGATTATTCAGCAGTATCAGCAGGTGCTGGCGTTGATGCTGCTTGAAGTTGAGTTGAAGCTTGCTGTTTGATTTTATCAATCAAAGTTGCAACTTGTTGATATGGTTGAGCACCAAGTGACCCAAGAACCACATTTGCTTCTTCTACTGTAAAACTAAATGAAATTGTTTGTTGATCCATATTATGTTTCTCCTTTATGTTAAGCGAGTAGTATTACTCAGTGTTTAGTCCCGATATTGTATTTTGATACACAAGACCAGGAATTTTTGTCAGCAAATGACAAAACTTTTATAGCATTCATAGGTAATTTATCTTTTATCATATTCAAATCAATGACAGTGAGTAATCCCCACTCATGCAGCAATGATGCTATCAAATTTCTTCGTAAAATGTCTTCGTCTGAAATGGTGGATGGTTTACCGTCCAATTTGAACAGTTCCTTGAAATGACAAATATAATATTTTCCGCGTTTATGAAGAATATGAGCACTTTGATACAGTTTTTTATCCTTACGAGAAGCAACACCGACTCTAGTCAAAGTCTCTTTTATCAACAAAAACGAATCTGGATCTTCAAGTCCAACCTCAATACCAACAGACATTTCATTCATTTTCCACCCCTAAGCATTTTATTTTTTATTATAGATAATTGTTCTGCACTGAGGATACTCAAATATCGTTCAGCGTGTTTTATATTTATACAAAAATACTTCGCGAGTAGTTCTAAATCTGTATTTTTCTCCTTTTTATTCCATTTTCCGAATCGTTTTGCCTTTGGAATGCCGTTATAATAGAATGAATATTGAATATCTTTGTCTAACTCATAATATTCATTCATCTCATTCGCAAAAAACACAGTATCCATAGTATTTGAAAAAATACGATTGATCATCCATGGACTGTATTCAGATATAGAGAAATCTAAATCTGTCTTTTCTGAAATGTGTTTAGCAATATCAAACGGACTTGTAGTCATACCAATTGTCCGATATTTTCACCAATAATTTGTCGTTTTCATCGACCTCTATGAAACCACACTTTGTCATTTCAATAAGAATTTGGGTCAACTCGAGGTTTGTTTTCCACTCATATCCCGCAAGTTTGAATTGATATCCAGCAATAACGCCAAAATCAGATATATGATACCATTTATTTTGAGTTATGTTTATCAGCTGCTGAAAAACATTTATTTCCATACTATATCGCTTGACATCATAACTTCAGTCAAAAAAGCCATCATATTGATCTCTTTATCAGCAACAAATGCATCACGATATGAGTATTGGCCAAGAAGAAGAATAAGCGCTGGAATGGCCTTTGGTTCCATTTTTTCAGACGATTTATCGTAAAATGATCTAAAAAGATGGGTTGTATCCAATTCTGTTTGTGCTACCCATTTACGGACATCATTGAATTTTTTAGACTTCAAATGAAGAAATAAATTATTTAGTGCATCATCAGACAAATTGACAAGGATACCAGAATCAATTTTACCTGTAGCAGAATATGATTGTAACTCATTCAAACATCGTCTAAAATCTGGAAAATATTTATTGATGAGTTCAGCAACTACCTTTTTATCAAATTCAACATTCTCTGTTTTTAGAATCTGTGTCGCTCGTTTGAAAAATGCTGTCGCGAGTTCTGGCTTTTCTTTGTTTGTGATTTTGAAACTTACGACTTTACACCGTGAATGGATCGGATCAATAAGTCTATTTTTGTAATTGCAAGTCAAAATGAATGAACAATTTGAACTGAATTGTTCCATGAATGCTCGCAGACCAGGCTGCACGTGCTGTGCACTCAAATAATCAGCTTCATCAATTATGACTACCTTTTTGGAATCGGAGAACGATACAGTCGATGCGAAATTTGTAATTTTATTTCTGAGTAAATCCTTATCAAAGTCCAATGAACCGTTGATAATAATCCAATCCGCGCCGACCTCGTTACACATTGCCTTTGCTACAGTAGTTTTTCCAGTACCAGCACTACCCTCAAACAATAAATTGGGCAATCTACCTTGATCCACAAATCCCTTTACAATGGATCTAATTTCATCTGTCAATATACAATCGTCCAATTTTTGTGGACGATAAGATTCCACCCACAAAAATTGGTCTTTCACTTGATCCATAATATTCACTCAAACGTAGATGCTGATTCCACCGCAACATAAGTAACAAGTTTGATTGATTTACTGGAGAATTTTGAGATTTTCTTGCTAGAAACTTCGACATCAAAATCCATACCAGTCATCAATTTTAGTTTGTCGACTTTGAATAGGACATTGAATTTTTCAGATGTTTTTGTCTCAAGATCAACATCAAATGAATTGCCAGTTGGATTTTTACTGTCATATACACGAGCAATGATTTTTTTACCATCACCAACAAACGCAAGATCCTCAACCGCGAGAACAGATGACATCTTTTGAAGTTTAGCCAAATTGCCAGCAGTCATTTCAAATTCAATTTCCGCCTTAGGCATTTGAATTGCTTTAGTAGGTGTAGTCAAAAGCGTTTCATCAGCATAAATGTATTTCACTTTCTGTTTGCCCTCTTTGACTGTCATATATTTGTCGTCAAGCACAAGTTCTGGCTTTTCAAACGATGACACTACAGCAAGAAATTCGTTGAGATTGAAAACAGACACCTGTTTTTCAAAATCATCGTCACCTTCATATTCAGACATTACGTCTTTTGATGCAGACATTGTTGCGAATTTTTTACCAGGTTTGATAACAAGATTAGTATTGATTGTTGAAAAATTTTGAAGAACAGACAGAGTTTCTTTTGACAGATTCATTATATAATTTCCTTTATTGAGTTACAAGTTCGCCATCGACAACATTAGACTCAACAGTTGGCGCTGTTGATGAATACATTTCCGCCACTGTGGGTGACTGTGTAACGATTATACCCGCTCGCTCCATTAGCGTCAACACTAATGGATGGGGCAATGAAGGCATACGGAAATAATTCTTTCTGCCCAGTCCAAGTTTCCGCCACTGCTTCATTTTGTTTTTGCTTGTTTTCGCCATTATATACTCCCTTTTCACGATTTTCAATTTCTTTATTAAGATACCATACAGCCTTTTTCAGATCCTCAATCGCATCCCATTTTTTGTCTGCTCGTAAAGTATATTTTAGAGCATTACCTAAACAAAAATTATAGTGTTGAGTAATTTCTATGACTTCCAATCCAAATGGTGTGTCACAATAATGCTTTGGATGATTTACCATATCATTCATCGTTCATTTTCTCCATTAGTATCACAATATCGTTCATAATATCAAGAACAATTTTATGAGCAGTTTTATCACCATCAAATGCTTCAAGTAATTTCTGTCGACAAATAGTTTGTGCCAACAATAGTCCTTGACCTACCGCCATCTTTTGGTGGCTAGCAAGCACTTTTTCTAAAATATCATTCATCACCTAAATTTTCAATGAACTCGAGTACATTGGACTCAGAATAACCTGTATCTCGAACCAAGCGATTTACGACTTGAGTGATATTGGCTCGACGATGTGAATCGTTCCAATAAATCGTATCATAATCGTAATAGAAATAATTGTCAAACGCTTCATCGAGTGAATAATCAAAATGATATGATGGAACTACACTTGTAGTATTATAATCTCGTTCTGACAGAATTTTGCGCCATTCTGGATCATTCATTTCACCAACAACTTCGTACTGACAAGTACGACCTTTAGCATTATTGTAATCAGATGGAATTGAAACGACATTTTTTGGATTAATTTTCACCAAAACACACTTATCTGTTTTTTGATTTGAAGATCCATATGACTTCAGGTAATCCTTGCTACAAAAATGTAATCCAGTTGAACAAGTATTTTCACGCTTATCATCCACTGTAAATCGTGGCATAGTGACAATTTGTCCAACTTTATTACTAATTTTACCAGTATAGATGTCCATGTAATCTTCCTTCACAATTTTGTAGGCAATGAAGCATCCATCCTCAGTAATTGGAAGATCAGTAGAATCTAGGAATAAAAACAATTCATCAATGCTTGTCTTTGATGGATTGCTGTAAAGATTTTCTAGGAAATTCACCAACGGTCTGGCGTCAAACCCTTCCGCGTTCATCTTCAAAATTCGTTTAGCAATGACATCTTGAAGTGGATATTCTTCACCATTACATTGAACTGTGCCGATACCATTATTGATCACAACTCCAAAATATCCAGACGATGATGCCATACCAAAATTTTGGACAACAATCTTAATATCCAATTTTTCGGCATCTTCAAATTCGCCATTCTGAATGAAATATTTGAACTGTTGATATCGTGTATCATCATCAAACATCGTTACTTTATTTCCGTTGGAAATATTGAACAACGAAATACTATTTTCGCCCATAACAAAAGTGTAGCTCACGAGTTTCTCCTTATTTACCAATTGAAGTGATGTAATCTTCAATAA